ATTTTAGCTTTTACTGCGTCTTTTGAAGCTCCAGCCTCGCAACCACACGCAAGTGCAATTTCATTCCACTCATCAGTAGACAGCTGAACACCTTCAAAAGTTTTTTCTTCTTTTGTTTCTTTAGGTTTCATTTCTTGTTCTCCTTTTTTCTCTTTGAACACATTTGCACTTGCAGCTCTATCGGCTCCAACTGCTACAAAACTAACTTCACTAACGTGTGGGTTGGTTACAATATGAGCAGGTCCTTCTATTTTTTGACCGTTAACTGTCATTTCTAAACCTTCGTCAAGCATAGAAATTTTAGCTTCAGGTCCTAAGCCCACTGATAACTCCCACTCAAAGCCGTCTTCAGCTAGAGATTTTATCTCTTCTGCGTGACCACTTTGCTTAAACAATCTTCCATCAATAAGAAGTTGGTTGCCAGATACTTTAAGTTTTGCATCACCAGCGATTTTGTCATGGTCATGCCCTTTTAGTATTGGAACTTTCTTTTTAAAACTTACTTCTGATAGATCGATAACTAAATTTCTCATCCAACCGTATTGCTCAATCGGATTTCCTGAATAAGCAACCCCTGTAAACTTCCCTTGAATCTTGCCGTCTTCACCAGCCATTAAGGAAATAGGAACGCTTAATAAAATTTGTTCTTTACTCATGTTAACCTCATTTAAATATATTTTTATTTTTTTCGAACCAAATGTCTACCTTGGCACCAATTTCATCTAATGACTTTTTAAATTTATCTTTCATGTCACCTGACTTCATCGAGTTAATTGCTTTTTGCGCAGCTTTTCGTGTAGCACCTAAAATATTACCATAAGCTTGTCTACCGCCGAAACCTTTATCTGGACCGCCGCCCTTCTTAACTATCGCATCGTATTCTCTCTTTGTTGTCGTGAGTCCAGTTTTTCCAATCGCTTCACGCTCAAACCTTGCATCATCTGGAGTAACAGGAACTATTGCACACCTGCAATTATGCCCTAGAGGCGGCGTTAACTCATTCCACCTAGGATCATCAGCTGGCAAAATCAATCCATCTAATTCAGCATGTGACGGTCTAGTTTTTTCGTCCAAAGTTGCATCATACAACAAATAAGGAGTTACATCCTTGTTTTGTACTGCTTGATGTCGAGTGCTTTGATTATAAGTGTTTGATAAATTGTTTCTAAAAACTACTTCAAGTCTAAACCTCTCAAGTTTATTATAAACAGTCGGATCTAAAGCATCAGAAAACTCTTTAAACGTCTTGCCGTTCTTTTCAGTTTCAACTAAAGCCAACTGCAAAATTCTAGTCATTTGTCTTTGCTTTTCAAGATCAGCAACATAAAAAGCTAGACCTCTAAGCTCTTTAGGAAGCTTGTTTAGATAGAATGATTTGTTAACTACAGTTGAATTCTTTAAAAGATCAACTGAGTTTTCAAAGACTACATCAGCCTTTTTCAACGGCATCTATCGCTCCTAAGATTCCTGCATGATAAAGTGTTTTAGCAAGCTCTTCAGAGAACGCAGTGTTATCCTGTTCAAAGAGAGCAGTTAATTTAGACTCCAAGTCTTCAACACCTGTTGAAGCTCTTACAGCACCAATAATATCGTCGTTATTCAGTGGCGATATCCCACTTTTAAGTAATAGATCGATTAGCTCGTCAACTTTAGGTTGCCCGTTTATAACTTTACGACTCTTAGGCGTGTCTTCAAGCTTTATAGGAAGGCCTGAAGTCTGTTTGAAATTTAAAAGCGGCTCTTCTGATCCAATCTCATCTTCAATTTCATCTTCTTGAAGGCCGTATTTCTCCATGTAGTATTTCTTAGTGAACTTAACGCCTTGGCTATTAAGTTTTACATCTCTATCAGCTCGATCATTCTCTAGCCCTTGAGCCATTGAGATTTTTGCTTTAACTGGAGTTTTTACTAGATCAATTCCATTAACTAGAGCGATCTGTCTAATAGTTTCATTAAATGACTTTTCGATAAGACGAGCATCTGACATCGTCTTCTCTTTTCTAACTTCATTATGAGTTTGAGCTGACTGACTACCGCCTCTCGCCTCCATTTTAGAAGTCTGAGTTTCACCTAAGATAACTCTTAAGTATTGGTTAACAATTTGGTCATCAAATATCTTATAACCTTCGCCTTTATTAGTTGAGCTTGAAACAGAAACCTCATCTTCGGTAGTCACTGCGATAGCAGCTGACTTCATTGCTTTATCAAGAGTGGTTCTTAACGCCTCAACATCTTCTGGGTTTGGTGTCTTACCAACAAAGAAGCTGCCGCCGTGCTTTTCAATAAACTTAGACCATGAATCCCAGTCCGAACATCTCATAACCCAGTAAATATAAAGACGAGCAAAAAGAGCGTCGCCAAAAGGATTATAAGTAGTTGCTTTATTCGTGCTTAAAACCCACTTACCATAAGGAAGAACTTTATTAGTGTCTCCAGAGCTCGTAATGTTTCCAGTTGTTCTTAAGATCACATGCTTTAAATCTTTTAAAGGCTCAAACCTCCAAAAGTTCTCACGTTGATAGCCAATTACATTGCCCGACCTGTCTGGATTATAAATAATCTGTTGAACAGAGTATCCATAAGGGATAGCCCACATAAAGTCTTCTTTTAAATCATATTCAAAAGGAAGTAGCTGATCTTCAAAGAATTGTTTTAACTCTTCAGACTCAGTTACGATTTCAAGGTTGCAGTTGTGAATAGCTGAAAGTCTTTTCTCCCAAGCTGCAAAAATCTCAAGATCATGAAAGTAAATAATTTCTAAATCTCTACGATTACCAACTCGATTGATGCGTCGTTCTAATTCTGTATGGTGGTTTATTGTATTAACTAGTCTTTCGAGATCAGTTCTTTCAAACAAAGATGCAAATTCAGATGAGCTTTTATCAGGCAGCTCCGCTTTAAATAATTTATCCTTAATGTCTGATAAAAACCCCATTAACCTACCCCTATGCAGAAAACGCCGAACGTCTTTTAGTTTTTAATATTAAAAGGCCCATACTAGTTACGTCAACTTGATCATCATTTTGACCATTTGGAAACAAAATCATCTCACCTAAATAATCTTCTACCCATACTGCGTTTTCAGGCAATTCAATACCTTCTGTTTCCAAATCAGGTTCAACGGCCATAATTCTTTCTATCTTAGACTTAGCACCAGGTTCCCATTTTTTAAGACCAGGAAACTCATTCTTTAAATCATCTAATATTGCTGGACCATTCGCTTTGTTCTCAACATGTATCTGCCTAGCTTCAGGCCATTTAAGTGAAAGCTTTCTGATTTCAACTTTAGATTGATTAAAACCCCACTTGCCACGAACTAAATCTAATAAATAAATTCTACCGACAGAATCCTTATGCCAAACAGCTCCAACAGCATAAGATGATCCACCCTCACTAAATTTTAAATCCCATACCTGAATTGTATTTGATTTAGTAAGGTCAAACTCTTTATCGGATCTAAAAAAAGAAAAATACTCTCTTTTAATTAAACCGCCTCCTAAAGGAGCAGGTCTTTGTTGCATTTGTCCAGCCCAACCGTATGATCCAAGACCTTTATACTCATCTGCTTTTTCGTTTTCAGCGTATCTTTCAGGATGAATAAATTCTCCTTCTTTTCTAGGATCAACCCAATTTAATGAAGTTCCAATAAACTTATCATCAGATTCTTTCTGCATAGGAATAACTAATTTCTCGAATTTATATTTTTCAGCAATGTGACCAGACAAATCTCTCTCATGAAGACGCTGCATTACATTTATTCTTTTAGGAAGTCTTTTATCTTGAAGCCTATTGTAAAATGAATTCGAATACCAATTATTAGCAGCCTCTCTTTTGGTTTCAGAATGAGCGTCTTGAGCATCAAGCGAATCATCCATTATTAGAATGTCAGCACCCTTACCCGTTACTTTTCCACATACCGAAGCCGATGCCATAAATCCATTCTTAGTGTTAGCAAAATAATGCTGCTTATTTGAATCGTCTTTAATTTGTATTGGCCAATAGTGCTGATACTCTTCTGACTGAATTAATTCTCTTCTTCTAATATTAAAACCTGTAGAAAGATCAGCTGAATGAGATCCTGATAAAATTTTGAAACTAGGGCGCTTAGTCCAAATCCAACAAGGTAAGAAAACGTTAAATATTAAAGATTTAATTGTTCTTGGTGGTATGTTTACGTCTAGGTTTGTAATTAATCCATAATAAACAGCTTCAGCATGAAGACACAAAACATCCACATGCCAGTTATGTTGATAAGTAGTCTCAGGCTCTAAAACCTCAAAATACTTCTCAACAAAAAAAGCCAGTGAGTTTTCACATGCTATTTTATGAAGAGTTTTGCTATTCATCTATGAAAAGAAATAAATACCTAAATAACTCATAAACCAAATCAGAGGAATCATAAACACAGCTCCAAACGTTAGGAGCTTATCTTTATCTCTCTCTTTTTCTTTGCTTGGAAGACCTCTAAATTTTAATACTTTAACAAGAGACAGCAAAAGAAACGATTGAACCATGTTAATTTTAGGTAAGGCCAAAATGTCATGAGCCGACCAATTCCATATATCAATAAAAAACCATGCGTTCATAGCCATCATTAAAAAGATAGCTAAAATTGCCATCGGAGCGCCAAATAGCAAGACAACGATAGCTGTCATAACTTTTACTTCACCTTTATATTCAAGATTCATCTTCTTCCTTTTCGACAGCTTCTAATGCAATAAGCAGAGCTCTCTTTTTTTGTTCTTTTGTCATCTTCATCGGGCCCTCATTGTCATCGTTAGACTCAGGCCCAGGAGTTCCTAATAAATTATCTGTGATTGAAATAGCTTTTACATCTATGGGTATTCCATACAAATGAAACATCATTTTGAGCAAAGCAGGATCAGATTTACTAGAAAGAGTATCCCAAAATTTAGCAGCTGTCTTCTGCGCTGCCGTTAAATACTTTTGGTTTTCTGGTTTCATCCTGTCATCGAGTTCACTCATCTCCATTGCGCCAAAATCATCAAAGGCCCTAATAAGTTTTCTACGATTATCTTTTAAACTTTGTCTTAATTCTTTTGGAAGCGATAAGCTTGTATTTGCAGTATTCCCTTTAGTAAATCGACCAGTATTCGGATCATGATTTATATTTTTAACATCTTTTTCTTCAGATTCGCCCATTCAATAAAGGTAGCAAAAAAAAAGCCCTCATTACAAGGGCTAAAAACTACTATAAGCTTGGGGCTATACAGATTTGTTTTTAAACGCTGAGTATATGTACGCTTAAAGATTATCCCAGCCTGATTTATCACCTGTAAAGAGTTCTTTTAAATAAAGAAAGTTAGTCCTATCTCTTAGCCTAGAATGACCATCATAATAAAGCGTATTTGTTACATCTGTGTGCATAATAGAAAGTTTAGTTGATCTAGAAATGTTAGTTTCGGTTTCGGCATCGTCATGCGCTTCACGACCAAGAAAGCAGTGGCCTAACTCATGAAAGATTTTAGCTCGCCTAGTTGATTCACCATACCGCTCCCATCTTTCTGGGTTAATTAGAATCTCCTTACCAGTTTCGATGCCAAGCTCATTTGTATAGATTCGGCATTGAGCTCCATGAACAGTTGTTGAGAAAGAATTAGGTCCGTTTTGAACAGTTTTAGATTGAAACTCTTCATCCAAGTGAAAGTTTATCGGGACATCTATTCTAGGATAAGAGCCTAAAAACTTTTCGTGTTGTTTTGCAAAATCATCAACATATTTATCAAACTCAGGGTTCGACTCTTGATAGATTTGCTTTTGACCGCCGATACTTGCACAAGAAACTAAGAACAATGATAAAAGACTAATATATTTCATAGACTACATCGTTTGCGCAAATTCCAGAAAAAACAAGCTCATCATTTAGAAAAAAGCCTTTGATCTCATCTTCTAAAACAGGATCTTGAAAGCCATTTTGAAAAACATAATAGCTAATTACAACTCCATCAGATTCTAAGTTGCTCTCAATTTGATAATGCTTTTGTCCAGGAGCTCCATAAATTAAACCCGTGCTTGCTTGAGCTGACACTGTTTGACCTGAGATCATAAAATTAACTAGAGGGCTGTTTTCACAAGAGCCTCCGTCTTCAGTCATGATAAAATTAGTTTCAACTGTGAATAAGATGTCATCAGAATTAAAGGATTTGACCTCGTCACTGCCACAACCTGTTAATAAAACTATTGCTACTAAAAAGATTACTATTGTTGTTTGTTTCATATTCGCCCCCAAGCTATGTATATTATATCGGCATTTTTAGACTAAACTTTAGTCTTTTTCCACCGTCTACGGTGAAAAGTGCCGTTTACACGAACATATTTAACAATAGGGGAGATCGGCGGGCTCTCACCTCAAAACAGTGGACTTTGAGGCAAGCCATGTTTAGAATAATTCTGCGCTCTCATATGGGAAAGTCGGTAATCCGCCTGCCTTATGGGCTAGAGACGCAAGTTCGAGTCTTGCTGTGAGGGCTTTTTAATTAAAACTGTTTCCAATCTTTAGTTTTTTCAAATCCATAAGCAGTTTTAACCCAAGGACCAGCATGCTTTTGAGAGGCGACTAAGTTTTTTCCTTTTGGAACTTCAGCGCATTCTTCACCAGTTAAAAGTCTACCTTGTCCAACTAAAGCACCAGAGTCTACTCGCCATTGATAGTAGAGTTCGGGTTCTTGATATATTTCCCATTCAGCATCAATGTCTTCATGTTTAAAATATTGTTGAAATTTAAATTTGCTGTCTTCAGAAAAAGTAAAAACATTATAAGGATGAGTGGATAACCTGCCATAAGAAAGATAATGACCTTGATCCCAGTTTTTACATCTAATATTTTTATGATCTTGCATTTCTTTCATAGCTTCCCAAAATTTCATTTTTTAACCTCTTTTTTCATATGCTTAAATGATCCACTGTTTTCAATTTCCTTTAGATAATGCTCAAACTTAAAGCTTTTATATTCTTTCATCCAGTTAGGATTTTGTTTATCAAGTTGTTGAAGAAAAAATTCTGAAAAACTATCAGATAATGGAAACGATCCAGATACATTTAATTTTACGATTGCAGATCTGACCTCTATTAATAACTCTTCTAAAATTTGATTTATCTCTTTATTACATTTTTTTTCAAAAATCTCTTCAACAATGTTCATTTTTTCCTCCTAAAAAGGTTACTAGTAACTTTTTCTTTAAAAGTAACTTCAAGTAACCGATTTTTTTCAATGATTTCAAGCTCTTGCATGATAAGTTACTAAGTTACTCTATTTATTTATATATATAATATAATAATAATAATAACAAGAGAGATATATATATACCCCATATATATATATGTGTGAAAAATCGAGGTAACTAGGTAACTTCGGTAATTCTTAAATAATTACAAATACTTATCGAAAGTAACCTTTTTTAAAGTTACCGTAACTTTTGATTAGTGCTTAATTAAATAGCCTTTTTTTGGTTTATTTTTAATCTTTTGTGTAGAATATACAAAATTTAAGCTGTTTTTCATTTGATCATAATAGTTTTTAAACTTAGTACTTTTTGCGACTAAATTAATCAAATTCCTGTTCTTAATTACAAAAATCGTCTTTTTGTTCGGTAAGTATTTTAAACCATACCTTTCTAAAATAAGATTAAGAGGATTGATCATACTTGAATCTTCAGCGCATTGTTCAATAAATTGAAAAATCGTTCTTTCATGTGAACCGTCTTTTATTATTGTTCCCATAAAATCATCATAAAAAGATTGCTGATCAGATTTTTCTTCACTTTCTTGATTTGGAGAGCAAACCTTAACAATCGCTTGCTCAAGATCCTCTTTAGGTAACATAATATTATATGCTGCAAGAATAGGTGAGTGTTGATCTGCAAACCTGTTATCAAATCCAAGTTGATTAAGAGCATGCTTAATCTCTAGTCTAGTCGTGTTAAACTCATCCAAATTATCGTTCATAAATCTAAATAGGTCTTGAGATAAATCTAGAGCATCATGCATCAAGCTCTCACGTTTATAGTTTCGATCAAGATCAGCCTTTAAAGGCTTTTTCATACTTACTTCAAGTATTCGTGACTTATCCGCTGGAGTAAGCTCAGCAGCCCTAATAGAAGCAAAGAAGAAAGTCATTTCAGGTTTATACTGAAGGGCTTGGCCCATAGTCGTACCACGAGCAATTTTTGTTGAACCACCACTAGATGATTGTCTTGCTAACTCAATAAGCTGTTTGGTTTTATTTGATTCACCTTCTGCTTCATCGATTAAACATATTTTTGAGTCCATTCCTATTAACTGCCTTAGTCCAGCCGCCGTTGAATCCTGAAAAAGAATTGAGTTCATTAAAAACTCAGCACAAAACTCTAAAATACTAGACTTACCTGTACCTTTATCCGCTCGAACCCAAACGTGTGATCTCCATCTTTGAGTTGTAAAAATCTGACACAGTGCTAAATAACCTAAAACAATGATTCGATCCCTGTCGCCTAAAAAATCAACATAATCAAAAGCTTCCTTTAATTTTGCAAAATCATATCTCTTCTTTGATTCTACAAGATTTAAAACCTCGCCTTCTTTTGAGGGCATGTAGAATTTTTTAAGTGATCTATTTTTTCCATAATTAATCTCTGAGCCGTTTAAAAATAATCTTTCACCTGTGTTTATTAAATGGTTCTTACCATCGATCCAAGATCCAACCCCTCGAACCTTACCACCAGAATACATTCCAATCTTTTGCTGATCCTCTAAAATCTTTTCAGTTGAAAGCTTCCAATTACAAAAATCAGTCGGCTCATCTTCTTTTGTCATGATACAAGTGTATTTTTGAGCCCAATAAGATTCACGAGCTAACTCGATTAAGTTTCCTGATTTAATTTTTTCAGTTGTGTATGATCTAATGTCTTTTGATCGAGTTGAATAAAAATAAAACTTTGATTCATCATAACCTAAAAACTCAACCTCAACAAAATCTGATACATCAAAATAAAGTTGTTCTTTTGTTGTGTCAGGACCTTGAGTAACAAAAAGATCATTGTAATCAGTTAACTTTGAGCCTTTAGGAAACTTAGGCATAATGATTCCAACGTTTCCAGAGTTTTCTTTTGCTCTTTTAGCATAGAAAAAACCAGTGTTCTTTTTTGCTTGATCGTTATCAGCTGCGATAACCATTTTTATACCAGCTAATGAGTGTTTTAATTTTTTAACCACAGGTGGTAAGTTGTTTGCTTGAAAAGCTACAACCGTGCATTGACCTGTTAACTCATAAATTGTTGCACCCGTTGCCAAACCTTCACATACATATATAAAATCTGATGTTTTAGGATTGCCAAAGTAGAAGAAGTTACCTTGAACCTGTTGTCCACTTGGAAACTGTTTGTTGTATTTATCTTGGTTTAGTATTTTTTGATAACCAGCTAAATTTTTATCGATATCTTCATAGATAGGAACAATTAAATTTCCCTTTTCGTTTTGAAGTAAACCTTTTGTTGTTGAAAACTGTTTTTTTTCTAAATAAAAATTATCTTCTTTTAATGATTTAAAACTTTCAAAGTCTGATAAGATTCTTTCCTTAGCTTCAATCGCTTCTCTTTTAAGCTCTAGCTCTTTTAACTCATTTAATCTTTTTAACTCTTTTATAAAAGATCGATCTTCTAACTCATCTTGTTTTGTCCAAGACTTCCACACAAATGGTCCGACCGTGCCTTTCCAAGAACCATAAGTGACCGATGCATAATCTTTTCCATTATAATTCCAATCACGTCCGACGTACCAACCTGCATTATCTTTTTTCTTTTCAATGTCGAATCTTTGTATCTTATCGATAAGATTTATTTGATCGGGTGCGCTACCCAAATCACTGTTGATTTGCTCTCTTAACTTGTCTAGGCTATACATAAATAAACTAATTCCTTTTCGCTTTAGAGTTGGTTTGTTAAGGCGCTTTAACCTCCTAGGTCATGAGCGCCTTTTTTGTTTGATCAACAACTTCATCAAAATTGTTTTCTCTCACTACTATGGAATCAGTATTCATGGTTTTAAGAAATTTCCCCCACGCTTTTTGGTCCCCAGACTGAACAGCATTACCTGTTTTAAATTCGTATTCAAGATAAAGTGCGCCATGATCTGTTTTAAAAATAGCCCAGACATCACTCATACCTTTTTTGTTTATCTTAATTGGATTGCCGTTAGGTGTATAAAATAAGCCTACATGCCTAGCGAAAAACCTTCCTTGTGGAAAAGTCTGTTGAAGAAGTGGTAATACCGTTGCTATTAGATTCTGATGTTTTCTGTAGAGATTCTTTTTCATTCTCTTTTATCTTTATAAACCATTTAGGAAATTTCAAGTATTCTGTTTCAGGATATATCTCATAGATTTTAAAATAGACCGAGTTCGGTTTATGCTTTCTATGATAAGCTTTTTGTATTATATGAAAGATATCTTGAGCTTCTGGAGAAAGTGAAGCTAAATCACTTACAGCATAATCGTTTTTCTCAATATGAACGTGAGAAGCAAGCTCCTTACTAAAATACCAGTCTTTCATTCTACGCCAAGGTTGATTGTAAGTCTCTTGAAGCTCTTCTCTATCCTTAAATTTAATCTCTTTTAGTTTAGCTTCCTCTTGTCTTTTAATTTCTCTTTCTTTTGCTTCTTTTAAAGGAGTGTTTTCAAAACCACATGCAGGACATTTTTCAGATTTTTCAGAGTAGACGAAAAAGCAAGCAGGGCACTCGTAAACTTTAATAGCAGGATCTTTATCGCCCTCTCCATCAACTAAGACAGCCTCAAAGTCTTCTAAAGGATGCCCACATCTTTTTATATTACCACCATGATCTAGAATTATAGCATGAGGCTTGTCAGGATGAGGTCTAAGCATACGGCCAACTTGTTGAATCCAAAGAACACGTGATTTTGTAGGCCTAGCCATGATGCCCACGGTTGTAATAGGAATATCAACTCCAGTTGAGAATATATTGACGTTACATAATATTTGAATTTCTTTGTTTTTAAATTGATTAATAATTCTTTCACGCTCATCTAATGGTGTGTCGGCATCAGCGTGAACGGCCTTTATGCCGATCTTGTTAAATTGTTCTGCTATGTTTTTAGAATGAACTAGATTAACTCCAAAGCAGAGAGCCTGTTTGTTTTCACCATATTTAAGATATTCATCTGTTATTGATGAATAAATAACCATGTTATCATTTTTTTCAAAAAGCTGTTTTTGATTAAAATCTTTTGCAAGTTTTGGGACGTTTGTATCCATTTTAATCTCAGCTGCAAAGCATCGAGGTTTAACAAGCCATCCTAATTTGACAAGCTCTCTTACAGACACGTGTTTAATATAATTTGTCCAATAGGTATGACCTTTCTTTCCAATAGCATAAGGTGTCGCTGTTAAACCAACGACTGTGTAATCTGAGTTTTCTTTAGCAGGTAAGCTGTTTTGATAAGAGTCTGATGTTGCGTTGTGAGCTTCATCAACAACTATATCTTTATAGTATTTATATAATTCTTTTTTCTGTTCTTTTGATTTACGTGCAAAGGTAGAGATAGAGCAAGCGAGTATTTTAGACATTCTCCATTTATTAGAGCCTTGCATTTTAGTCACATCAAAATCAGAAAAATATTTTTTAACAGCCTGATCTAATATGCTGTTTCCATAAACAATAAAAAGAACAGGCCTGTTATTATTTAAGCAGTCGATAATATAATTTAAGAATATAACTGACTTACCACCACCAGTTGCAAGGTGAACTAAGTTTTTTTCACCCCGCTTAATGTCATTTAAAAATTTTTGTTGGTAATCTCTAGGCTTCATAATATGAATGTTCATATCATGGATACAAGAAAAAACAACGGATCTAAAACTTTGGTTAAGCGCATAAAAAGAATGATGGCTAAAGAAAAGATGAGTTATAAAAAAGCTGCTAATCGATTTGGGATGAGGTCTCCAAGCACGATTCACAACTGGGTTCACCAGGAATACATTCCAAAAAATTGGCATGTGTTTACAAAGTTAATGTTAGAAAGGGATGGTTACTAATGAGACCTGTTTATATAATAATAGATGAGCCTACAAATTATGACATAGAATATTCTATAAATTTAAGGCTCGTCTCTTCTTTTGATTTTGATAAAGAAGAAAAAATGATTCAAATTTATACTTCTGGTAGAAACTACTGTTTAAATTATGACTCTTATGAAAAATTTAATTCAATAAAATTAATGATAAGCAATTTGCTAGATCAGGAGAATATATAATGTTTATTACATATCAAAACGAAGCTATTAATGTAGAGAATTGCGAGCATATAGAGCTAAAAGAAGACAGCGTTAAAGTTAGGTTCTCTAATTGTAATGATGTTTTTACTTTTGACTCTCCAGGAGAGGCCAAAGCTTTTTTTATAATGATTTTAGAATACAACAATCACTTAGGTTGGACGAAAAATATTAAGCGAAAAGGAGAATAAAGTGAAGATAACGAAAGGGAAAGTTAAAAAACCCATGAACATTTTAATATATGGAGTGGACGGCATTGGTAAGAGTTCTTTTGCCTCTCAGTTTCCTGATCCATTATTTCTAGGACCAGAAGACGGTTCTAGTTTTTTAGATGTTGCAAGGGTTGAGAATATAAAAGACTGGAAATCATTTAATGATTCTATTCAGTATTTAAAAGCGAATAAGGTTGAGCAAAAAACTCTTGTTATTGATTCACTAGATTGGATAGAGCCTTTAATTCATGACTTTATTTGCAAAGAAGACTCGGCTAAATCACTTGAGCTTGCTTATGGTGGTTTTGGCAAGGGTTATAAAAAAGCTTATGAAATGCAGTGTGTGTTAAAAAACGACATTCAACAAATTAGAATAAAACAGAATATGAATATTGTTTTAATTGCGCACTCAAAAGTATCGACTTTTAATGATCCATCAGTTGAAATACCTTATGACAGATATCATTTAAAGCTTCATGAGTCTAACTCAGTATCACCTAGAGCGATGTGGAGAGAGTTTGTTGATGCTGTGTTTTTCTTAAATTATGATTCATACACAACAAAAGAAGACGGTGTTGTAAGAGCCAACTCTGATAAGAAAAGATATATTTTTACATCTAGAACAGAGAGTTATGATGCTAAAACTAGATTTAAAATACCAGATCAAATTGAGTTAAAAGAAAACAATATGTTTAAAATTATTAGCTCTTATTACTATCCAGTTGATCAAGATATGTTTAAACAAGTTAAACATTTAGCTGAGCAACTTGCTGATGAAAAAATAAAAGAAAAAGCATTAGCTGATGTTACTAAATTTAAAAACAATGAAGTTAAATTAAATCAAATGAAAAATAAACTGGAGGCGATGATCTAATGAAAGCAAGAGGGTATTTAAGAGAGTACGGGATAGAGTTAATTGAAAAGCTAAACAATGAGCCAAAAGTTGTTTGTATGTTTGAGATTGAACAGGTTGAAGATGCTACTGAAGTAAAAGCAAAGTATTTAAAATGGGAAGGCTTTTTTATGAAGTCTGATAAGAGCGGTCACAATAAAAAAACAGTGAACACTCTTGTCGATATGGGTTTTAGTGGAGATGATCCAAGCGTTTTAGTTGATGGAACGATGGGAGCTCATTTAGATACTGATACTTTTTACTATCTTCAGTTAGTTAAAAATGATCAAGGTTATTGGAACATTGATTGGGTTTCGACTAAAGAGTCAAATGGCATGCAGATTAAAAAGGCTAACGTTGATGCTGTTAAAAAGAAACTTAGTATGATGAGTTTAAAAGGAGCTTTTAAGAAAGCTCAAGTTGATAGAGTTCCAAAAGCTGATTTTGATGAAAACCAAGTGCCTTTTGAGGATGAAGGCCAAGAAGATGAAATCTCATTTTAATTTTGTTCAGCATGAAACCGTTGCCCAGTGGCACGCTTGGAGAGACACAAAAGTCGGCGCATCAGATATAAATTATATTATGAGCACTGTTAAAAAATTTAAAGGTTACAAAGGTAGAGCTGAGCTTTTACATGAAAAAAAGACAGGTCAAAAAAAAGAAGGCCCTGCCTTTATTTTTGACAAGGGTCACAAATTTGAAGAAAAAATGAGACCTAAGTCAGAGATGTTGTTTGACTTAAACTTACCTCCAGCTTGTATTGTTCCAAACGGATTCCCTTGGGATGAATACCTATCAGCAAGTCTAGATGGATTTGATGTTGATAAAAATATAATTTGGGAATGTAAGCTTGTTGGCCGACAAGTATTTAACGAAATTAAAGAATCAAAAAAGCCCCCCCACAAGTACGCTTATCAGATTCAACAACAGCTTTTAATAACTAAAGCTAAATATTGCATTCTTTGTTTTGGTACATCAGAAGAAGAATATGACCACATAAAAGTTTATCCAGACGATGAAATGCAGCGTGAAATTGTTGCTGAAGGAAAACTTTTCTGGGATGAGTGGCATGCTGAAGCAAAACCACCAGAAGGTTTTTATGATGTTATCGTAAAAATTGCAGAAGTTAATAATGCAATTAAAATTCTAAAAAATGATTTAGAAAAAGAAAAAAAGAAGCTTCAAAAATGGGATTTTAAAAACATTGTTGAGCATGGTGATTATAAATATTCTAGATCAGCTTCAATTAGAACAACTTTTAATAAAGATAAGGCTTTAGAGTTTTTATCAGAAGAGAAGGCTAAAAAATGTTATAAAGAAACAAAATCAGTTTCTTATAAGGTTACAAAGGTTAGGAAGAAAGAAGTTGAAGCAAGTATTTAAACAAAGATTAATTGATTCAGTTATTTATCTTTTTCTTTTTATATCACTTTTGCTTGGATACTTAGGCTACGCTGCTTTTTTAAATCTGATTTTTCTTTGGTATATCGTTATGAATACCAGGGAGAATAGATGACTTTATTTAGAGGCTTTTTGTTAATTATCATTATTATTCTATTAAGAGAGTATAATGTAGACTTAATATATAGATTTCTTAACAAGAAAGACTCTGAGTTGATACCTAAAGATGAGCTTGATTTAAATACAATCGACTATGATATAAATTACAAAAAAGCTAAAGAGCTTAGTTGGTATTTGTTAGGGATTGAGATTTGCGTTATAGGTTTTTTGTTTATGATTTGTGTTTCATTAGGATACATATAAACATAATAAATTTGATTTGTTTATATTAGTATGTTATTCTGTAAGAGCGAAAAGGAGAATAGTATGAAACAATTTAACGAACAACATTTAAGACATGAGATTTTATTAATGATAATGAACCTTAAGAAAAAAGGGCCGTTTTCAGTATCTATGAAAGAAGTAATCTCAGAGTTATGGAATACGCCAAACACTGAATACATTGTTGAGCTTCACAGTCTTTTAGAAGATATGACTGAAATAAACGAGGTGGCTTAATATGAATTTAGGTCATTATTTAAGAAAAAAAAGAGTAGAGAAGAAGATGAGTCAATTTGTTTTAGCCGAAAAGCTTGGTTATTCATCTCCTCAATTTATTAGTAATTGGGAAAGAACAGCGTCTTATCCGCCTTTTGATAAATATAAACAACTTTGTAAGCTTTTAGATTTAGACTCTAAAAAAATTAAAAACATTTTATTAGAAAACTATAAAACAGAAATGGATAGATACTTTTGACTGATGCAGAAAAATTAGCACTTACTATGGGTTTTTTAATTGAGTTTTTTCATGAAGAACCTGAAAAAGTTGGCCATTGGCTTGATACAGAAAACCTAATGCTTGGAGGGTGCAAACCTCTTTTTATGATTAAAGCTGGAAGAATATCAAAACTTTATAAGTTTATAGAAACAGCAAAACAGGAGAATGAAAACAGTGAAAACGTATAGTTTAGAATTAGTTTTAATTGTTATAGCAATGGGTGCTATTGCTTACGGTTTAGGTTTGGTTAGCTGGTAGAATGAATCAATTTTTTATCTCTGACTTACATTTAGGCCATAAAAATATCTTAAAGTTTTCACCTCAAAGAGGCGGATCTAATATGGAGGAGCATTCTGAATGGTTAGTTCAGCAGTGGAATTCTGTTGTTCGCAAAAAAGATTTAGTTTGGGTTTTAGGAGATGTTTGTTTTGACGAAGAGCATTTTGGTTACTTGCATGAAATGAATGGTGATAAAAATTTAATTTTGGGGAACCATGATGAGTTTCATGTAAGAGATTATTGTAGAGCTTTTAAAAAAATTGCAGGCCTAAGAAAGAAATACAAGATGTGGATGTCTCACGCACCTATACATCCTAGTCATTTAAGAGGGATGCCAAACATTCACGGGCACTTACATGATAATGTTGTTGAAGTTAAAGCTCCAAACGATGAGTTTGCACCCTATAAAGATGATAGATATTTAAATGTATCAGTAGAACAACTTAACGGAGTACCTATAAACTTAGAAGAGGTAAGGGAGTATTTTAGTGGATTATAGCATCACAAGAAAAGAAAGAATTAGTTTGTACGACATTATTGTTGTAGCCGAAACTTTTGTAAGAGAAGGTCATTACATGTCTTCTATGGATGAAAGACAAAAGTGGTCTCACTGTGCTTATATTAGTTATCGAAAAGATGCTTTTAAAAACATAAGGCACCCTGCTTTAGAAACACGTGATGTATTCGGTAGAAAAGAAACTCGCTTTGATTACTACAATTCATCCGTTGCAGAATTAGATTGGCACGGAGGGATCACATTTTATTCTGAGAATAAAGATTTAGAACAAGGACATATTATATGCAAAGCGGGCTGTGATTATCAACATTACGGGGACGAGCATTATGCTTACAGTGATAATGGTGATCTTTTATTAAAAGATATGGTGCAACTTGCAAAAGATTTGATTAGTTTTGAGACCAGAAAAAAATGAACGTATACGTCCACAAAGAATCATTTGAAATAGTGTTAGTGAAAGCGAGTAAATTTTATACTCTTAGTATTTGGCCTCCTTGGACGTGTGTTGATTTAATGGGAAAAGATTTTGAGAAAGAGTTTTATTATATAGGAAAATTATAAATGAAAGAGATATCAAATGTAGCGTGCCCTAAAATAACTTTAATAGAAAATTTAAAATTAGAAGTTATTAAGGCTTTTGAAGACCATGAAGCTAAAAATATAATAATAGAAATAGATGAACTCATAGCTCCTGATATGATTGTTTTTTCTATTTTTGATAAAGATAAAGATTAATTAATTTTTATAGGGCTACGCTGGCTGATGTCCTTTAAGTAAAGAAAGCTGAGTGAACCGCTGCTCCATACTAGTGGGAAATAGGGTG